TCGGGCGAGACGAAGCTTTACTGGTTGCCGTGCGAGGTGAAGGGTTGGTTGGTTAGGGTGTCGCGTGATGTGCGCAACACCATAGAGTCGATGCTTCAGCAGGTTATAGGGAAGTTCTGCGGCGGGGATAGGGTGGTGTAGTTCGAGCCAACGAAGCAGGGCGATGAGGAAATGGCTGAGCAGGCCACCGACTACCTTAACTACTTGCTGTTCGTCCGCAATCACGGTGAGCGCGTCGTCTACAACTGGATGAAGGACGCGCTGCTATCGAAGAACGGCATCGTGAAGGTCTGGTGGGACACGCGCTGGGACGAGACCCGCGAGGACTACATCGGCTTGCACGACGTAGAGCTGGCCCAACTGCTGGACGACGAAGAGGTCGAGGTCACAGAGCAGAAGTCCTATCCCGACGATGAAGACGCAGAGCAGCGCATGAAGGCGCTGGAGAAGCTGCAAGAGCAACTAGACCAGGCTCTGGACGCTGCCCAGCAGGGTAATCAACAGGCCGCCCAGGCTATCCCTCAGATCCAGGGCCAGATGCAGCAGATCCAGGCCACGCCACCCAAGATGTTGTGGGACGTGGTCTGCAAGCGCGTGAAGAAGGGCGGACGAGTACGCGTCGAGAACGTGCCGCCTGAAGAGTTCCTCATCTCGCGCAAGGCGAAGTCCATCGAGGATGCATCTTTCGTCGGCCACCGCGTGGCGCGCACGATCTCTGAGCTCAAGTCCATGGGCTACAAGAACGTGGACGACATCACCAGCGACGACCAGGCCGCAAGCCTGAACATGGAGCGCATCGAGCGCTTGTCGTGGGATGACGAAATGGCCTATCTGCAGATGGACAACGTCCAGTCGTTGGACACGTCTCAGAGGCAGGTTTGGGTCACTGAGTGCTACCTGCGCTGCGACTATGACGGTGACGGCATTGCAGAGCTGCGCAAGGTGGTGCGTGCTGGCAACCAGATCCTCGAAAACGAGGTGTGCGATGTGGCTCCGTTCGTGAGCATCACTCCGGTGCCGATGCCGCACAAGTTCTTCGGACTGTCCGTGGCTGATTTGGCCATGGAAGGCCAGCGCATCAACACGATCCTGCTGCGCAACCAGCTGGACAACAACAATCTGGAGGTCAACGGGCGGTATTTCGCTGTTGAAGGTCAGGTAAACCTAGATGATCTGCTGACATCGCGCCCTGGTGGCGTGGTCCGCATGAAGACTGCGGGTGCAGCCGGACGACTTGACCAGGGCGCTGGCAACTCTGGTCTGAATCTCCAGATGATGGAGTACATGAAAGGGTTCCAAGAGGACTCCACTGGCTGGACTCGCTACAACCAGGGCTCTGATGGTGATTCACTGAATCAGACCGCCACAGGTGTGAACCAGATCGTCAACCGCGCCGACATGCGGCTGGACCTGATTGCGCGGAACTTCGCGGATGGCTTCCGTGAGCTGTTCCGCCTGAAGCTGAAGCTGTGCTCGCAGTACCAGCAGACTGAGGACATGGTGAAGCTGCGCGGCAAGTGGGTGCCGGTGAGCCCGCGTGAGTGGCGCAGGGGCTTCAACGCAACAATCAATGTAGGCCTGGGCACCGGCTCAAAGGATCAGCTTGTTCAGCAGCTGATGATGATCGGCCAGCAGCAAACCCTTGGCCTGCAAATCGGGACTGCGACGCCTAAGAACGTCTACGAGACGCAGGCGCAGCTGACCAAGGCCGTGGGCTTCAAGAGCCCTGACAAGTTCTTTGTGGACCCGTCCACGCAGCCGCCCAAGCCGCCGCAGCCCGACCCAGCCCAGATACAGGCCCAGGTCGAGACGATGAAGGCTCAACTGAAGGCCCAGACGGATCAGCAATCCAAGGCAGCAGAACTTCAGCTTGAGCGCGAGCGCATGAGCATGCAGGCAGAGGTGGACCGCAACCGGCAAGAGGCCGAGGCGCAGCAGCAGCAACTGAAGATGAGCATGGAACGAGAGCTGGAGCAGTTCAAGATCCAGGCGCAGATGCAGCTTGCTGAGTTGAAGGCACGTCTTGAGCAAGAGACGGCATTGCAAGTGGCGCACATGAACAATGAGGCCAAGCTGATCGCCGCACAGATGCAGGCGAAAGCGGTGGCAACGCAAGAGATGGACAACGCTGCAGACGCGGCCCTGGGGGACGAAGGTGGAGAGAGTTCCTGACGAGCGCTTGCAACAGCGCATCTATGACGCAAACCGGGCACGCGAGGTGCTGGAGAACGAAGCATTCTCCAGTGCGTTCACAGCCATTGAGTCGGAGGTAATCGAAGAATGGAAGAAGTCACCAGCCCGCGACGCGGAAGGCCGCGAAAAGCTGTGGGCGTACCTACAGCTGCTGAAGAAGGTGCGGACGCACCTGGAGTCAACGATGAAGGACGGGCAGATAGCGGAGCTCGACCTGAACCACAACCGGAGCCTGCGCCAACGCGTGAAGGATGGCTGGGATTCGTTGACCGAGTGAAGGAAAAGGCCGCGAACAGTGGCCGCAGCTTCGACGCCGTGTCTTACCCGGCACCCGTTGATCCCGTGATCCACGCTGACTGGCCGATCAAGGTCAATGTCGGCCCTGAATCGATCTAGCCGAAGCGCAACCGGCATTGTTTGTTGTGTGTTTGGGTATCGCAGTGATGCGCCCCCAGGAGATGTAGATGGACAATCCGACCACGGAATCCAATCAGCCGTTGAACCTCGATTCCGCAGCCCAGGCTTTCAGCCAGGTGCTTGATGCAGGGCCTGAACAGGAGCGCGAGCAGCCTGCTGCGGAGGCCAATCAGTCTACCGAGCAGCACGATCCTGCTCAAAACGATCCCAATGCCTCGGCCGAGCCGCAAGACCAGATGGTCACGGTCAAGATCGACGGCAAAGAGGTGGAAATCCCGCTGTCCGAGCTCAAAAACGGCTACCAGCGGCAGCAGGACTACACCAAGAAGACCATGGAGGTCTCTGAGCAGCGCAAGGCCGCTGAAGCAGAGATCCAGCGCGCTCACTACGAGCGCCAACAGTACGCCCAGAATCTGCACAACATGCGGATTCAGGCGGAGGCTGCACTGCAGTCTCAAAGTCAGATCGATTGGGACCGATTGATCGCTGAAAACCCGCAGGAAGCCTTGCGTCAGAAGCACCTCATGGATCAGAGGCAAGCTCAACTGCAGCAGGTTTATGCGGAGCAACAGCGCGTCGCCCAAGCGATCCAGGCCGACCAGCGACAGGGCTATCAGCGCCTACTCTCGGAGCAGCACCAACAGCTTGTTGACAAGTTGCCTGAATGGAAGGACGAAGCCAAAGCAAAGGCCGAAAGCGCGGCGATCCGTGACTACCTGCTTGGCCAGGGTTACGACGCTGACGCAGTGAACAGCGTGAACGACTCGCGTGCCGTGATCATTGCCCGAAAGGCAATGCTCTACGACCAGATGATCTCGAAAGCAGATGCCGCGACCAAGAGGGTTGCCAACCTACCTACCAAGGTGGAGCAGCCAGGCTCTGGCGCCAATCCCAACCTGGACCGTCGCACTGCGGCGTTCCAGAGGCTTTCGAAGACCGGGCGTGTTGAAGACGCTGCTCAGGTATTCGCCCAATTTCTTTGATTTCTAACGTCGAGAGACGCTGAAAGGACTCATCATGGCCGCACCCAGCGGAACCTTCCTGACCACGGCTGCCATCGGCAACCGTGAAGACCTGACCGATGTGATCTATCGCATCAGCCCGACCCAGACCCCAACGCTGAACATGGCGTCCAAGGCCAAGGCGACCAACACCCTGCACGAATGGCAGACCCAGGACCTGGCAGCTGCTGCGTCCAATGCTGCCGTGGAAGGTGACGACGCAGCCGCCAAGACCGTGACGCCTACCGTGCGCCTGAACAACCGCACGCAGATCAGCACGAAGACCGTGCGTGTGTCCGGCACTCAGCGCGCCATGAACCCTGCAGGCCGCAAGGACGAGCTGGCATACCAGCTGTCTCTGGCCTCACTGGAAATCAAGCGCGACATGGAGCTGGACCTGACGCAAAGCGACGTGGCGGCAACATCGCCCCGCAAATCGCGTGGCCTGCGTGGCTGGGTGGTGGACAACGTGAACCGCAACGGCGGCACTCTGGCCGACTACGTGGCCAACACCGGCTACACCCCAGGCACACAACGCGCCTTCGTGGAGTCTCAGGTGAAGGACGTGCTGCAGAAGTGCTACACGGCCGGTGGTGAGCCCGACACGATCATGATGCCTCCCGCCGCCAAGCAGACGTTCTCGACGTTCACTGGCAACGCAACGCGCATGGACAAGTCGGAGGACTCCAAGCTGTACGCCTCGGTGGACTACTACGTGTCCGACTTCGGCACCATCCAGGCCGTCCCGAACCGCTTCATGGCCACGCGCGACGTGTTCCTGCTGCAGTCGGACAAGCTGGCTGTGGCCTACCTGCGTCCGTTCCAGACCACCGACATCGCCAAGACCGGCGACAGCGACGCTCAACAAATCATTGTTGAGTACACGTTGGAGTGCCGCGCTCCCAAGGCGCACGGCGCGGTGTACGACATCCTGTAATCAACGGCGGGGCTTCGGCCCTGCCATCAAGGAGAGAACATGGGTGTGAACCTCAAACAGAACCCCGATGGCTCCGTTGGCTTGGTGGGTGACGGGACAGGCGGCGATGGCGGTTTTGAGATCGTCCCGCTTGCCTACACGGCGACCATTGCCGACACGTCGTTCTTCACTGCTGACCGTGCGTACGTCGTCAAGGGTATTCGCGGCCGCGTCGATGTGGCTGGCACGGGTGGCGCATGCACTGCCGTGATGCGCAAGGTGGCTTCCGGCACTGCTGGCACGTCCGGCACTGCGCTGCATACGGGCACTTTCAACCTGGCTGGAACGGCCAACGCTGTTCAGACGCTCACGCTGTCTACGACGGCTACCGACCTGGTCATTGCAGCAGGCGATAGCCTGTTCTTCGACCTGACCGGCACGCCTACCTCGGCAGTCGGCAACATCACCGTGACACTGGCTCCGGCCAACTGATCACAGGGGCTTCGGCCCCTTCCTTTTTTCTCTCACCGCTGAGAAGCGTCGGAGATCCTCATGTCGCAAATCTACTGCGCCGGTTTCGTCACGATCACGATGCCGGGTTTCAGCGCTGCTACTGGCGCTTCCTCGGCCGCTACGGCTATTCCTGTGGCGTCGGACGGTAATCGACCCCGCTATGTGCGTGTGGCCGCGCGCAATGAGTGCTACGTGAAGCTGGGCATCTCGACTGTCGTTGCCACGGCAAATGACATCCTGGTGCAGCCAGCAGATTCTGTGATCTTGCATGTGCCCAATGGCATCACTCACATCGCGTACATCCAGGGCACCGCGGCTGGTCAGGTCAACGTTACCCCGCTGGAGCAGGTCTGATGCGGACCGTCATCGACCAAGGAAGCGGCGTCAAGACGCTAGTCCAGCTGAACGGCGATGGCTCGTTGACGACCGGCACGATGCAGGACTGTGAATCCATCCTGGAGCGCAGCAAAGCACTGCACAACGAGGGCATGCACGGCTCAAAAGACATGCGCCTGGCAGCCTCCATTCCTGTCGTTGTGATCGAGAAATGGTGCAACGACAACGGTGTCGCATATGCGGATCTTGGCCGCTCGCCTGAGCTCAAGCGCCGCATGCTGAGCGACCCTGCGTTGAGCTCATTCCGGGTCTGGAAGGGGCGCATATGAGCCTTACCACCTATGCGGGGCTGCAGGCAGCAGTTGCGAGCTGGCTAAAGCGTTCTGACCTGGCAGCCAGCATTCAGGATTTCATCGCGCTTGCTGAGGCTCGCATCGCGCGTGATCTGCGTCTGCGCAAACAGATCACCAAGGTGACGCTTGTCACCACAGGCGGCGTGCAGGGCGTTGATCTACCAGACGACTACCTTGAGGCCGAGAACATCACGCTTGATGGAGGCGAGCCGCGTCAGCTGACGTTCGTTCCCATCGAGCACCTGGACACCAAGTACCCGGCCAACTACACAGCCATGCCGGGCGTCTACACGCTGCTCGGCAATCAGCTGCTGCTAGGCCCAGTGCCTGATGGCGTCTACAACATCGATGTCACGTACTACGCGCGGTTCGCGCCGCTGTCGGACTCGAACACCACAAATTGGCTACTGCAAAACCACCCGAGTATCTACCTGTTTTGCGCGCTATCTGAAGCGGAGCTCTTCATGATCAACGACGAACGTGCGGTGATGTGGGCATCCAAGGCGACGCAGGAAATCAACACATTGCAGGGCGCAGACGACTCAGCTGTGCACAGCGGCACGGCCCTGCGAGTAAGGACGGTGAACTGACATGAGCGTAGAAACCGCCCTCTATCCTTCGCAGTTGAACACTGCATGGCCCCAGGCCGTGGATATGGTCTCGGAAGGCGATGATCAAATCCGGCTATTGAAGACAGTCTTCAAAACGACTTGGGGCAATGTTGCCGGCGCAGTGCTGGCTTCGCATATCGAGCTGAATTACATCGTAGGCGTCACGTCTCCGCTGCAAGGACAGATTGACGGCAAAGGCTCGATCACGGGTCAGACCTGGACCGGCGCGCACATCTTCAGTGGCTCTATTGCTGTCCCAACGCTTGCCCAGGGCACGAGCACCACAGGCGCGGCCTCCGCCGCTTTCGTGCAGAACGAGTGGACCACACGCCTGCCGAACTACACGGGTCCGATCACGGCGTCCACGACTGAGCTGAATCGCATGGTCGGTGTGACCTCTGGGGTTCAGGGGCAGCTCAATGCGAGAGGCCTTATTGCTGGGCAAGTGTGGGGCGGGACGCACGACTTCTCTAGCGCGACGAGTGTGACTGCGCCAACGATGACAGTTGGCGATGCCTCGAACAACGTAGCCACCACGGCGTTTGTGTCTGCCACGGCCTTCTCCAGCGCTTTGCCTGGTCAAGCCGGCAATGCAGGGCGGGTGCTCACAACCAACGGCACAAGTGCGTCGTGGACAAGCACGCTCACCACTGCACTGAACGTCCCGGCAGGAGCGAGTGGTCAGAACGCTACGCCTGCGAATGAAGTGGCGACGCTCGCACGTGGGGCGCGTCCAGATTCTCTATCCACATCGGCCAACAACGGTACAGCACTTGCCGTTTGGACGAATTACCGTCTCAACGCTGATGCGACGTATGCACGTCCGCTGCCAGCAGCGGCAAACAACGGTGAAAGCATCGTGCTGCTGAACTACCTCAACAGCTGGGGCAATGGCCTGTTCACTCTCACGGTCCCATCTGGCCAAACCATCTATCTGCCCGGAGCCAGGACGCTCGTTGGGCCTAACACCCTGGTCTTTGACAGTCCTCTTGTTGAGCGCTTCGAGATCACCTGCATTGGCCAAGCATCAGGCAGTCCTGTCTGGTCGCTTGCCATCTCTTGAGGGGCGCGCATGAACGTATCTGATCTTTTTTCTGCCAGCGGTTTCTACAACCAACTGCTGTTCCAGCAGTCAGGCACGTTTACGTGCCCGTCAGACGGCCCTTACCTGGTCACGGCAATTGGAGGTGGCGCCGCAGGAACAACAAACGGCCGAGGCGGTGGGGCTGGTGGTTTTTCTCAGAAATTGGTCCGTCTTAAGCGCAATGACTCAATATCTATGTTTGTAGGCGCAGGAGGTGTAGTTTCTGGTGGGGCTGGCGGAGACACTGGCGTTTTTACCTCAGGCGTATTTGCCATGCAGGGGAACGGAGGCACTTCAGCCGCTGGAGGCACAGCGGTTGGTGGCGACACCAATATCACTGGTGGCGCATCCGGCAATGCGGGCGGCTCTGGCGGTGGCGCGGTGGGCGTGTACGGCGTTGGGTATGCGTCTGCTGCGACCTCGGGATCGGGCGGCGCCGGAGTGGGTGGCGCTTCTGGCGCTGCGGCTGGC